TCATATGATGATGTATAAAATTTATGCATATTATATTGCCCTCCCTTTAATGTCTTTATTTGGATATTTAACTTCGAATATAGAAGGGTCTAAGGAAGGGTAGACAATCTTTCCTTTAGTTGCTTGTTCTATATTGTATTTATTTGGTGAATAGTTTTCATTATTATCAGTTCTACAAATATTTGATATTTTTACAGAAGGAACACTCATTACACCATCCACATTTGCTATTATTAATTCCAATTCTGATAGGTTTATTGGTTTATTAAATGTCCAATTATCTATATTAAAATAATCTTGTAATTCTGCTAAACAATTTGCAAGAACTTCTCTTTTATTATAATTTGAATATACATTTATTTCAAAATCAACACCTATATTAATAATAAACCCATCTAATATATTTACCGCATCTGTCAACATTCTATATTCACCTATATAAGTTTTTAAATTTTCTTTAACCGCTTTATTAAGTAAAGATAATTTTTTATTTTGGTCATATCCCAAAACATACATATTGATTGCAAATGGATTATTTACTTCTGCAATATTTGTTCTTTTTTGAGTAAGATATTTAACCAATTCTGTTTGAATTTGCTGTGTTGTTGCTGTTTGTAATGATTGAACTAAATTAACAAATTCTGCAATATTCTGCGGTGATGCTAATATAGAACTTGGTGAATTATTATCAATCTCACCATCAGGACTAACATACACTTTTGTAACACTACCATATTTTTCCGGCATAGATAGAGCTCTAACAATGTAATCTTGTCTAGTTACTGCTCTATTTTGAGAACCAAATGTTGCTAATGCATTTTGTCTTATTTCTTCAATTGATTCTGCTCCTCTACCACCTATTGCCGATTCTATATTTTCAACTTCCACACCAGCTTTAGTTGCGTTGTATAATGCTAAATTATCTACTGCTAATAAATCTTCAATAAACTCAATTCTTCGTATTCTTGTTAAATCACCTGTATTAACATTTGATTTAACTCCACCACCTACTAAATATTTTACTGTTAATGTTTTATTTTGTGGAACAATTCCAAATGTATTTGTTTTTAAGAAGTTAGATGGGTCTATTCCTTGATTCAATCTTTGAACGGAGTTTGCTAAACCTAATCCAACATTTTTAGGATTTGGTAATAACTGACTATCATCTAAATTAACATCACCACTTCCGAATTGTAAATCAATTGTGTTATCGGTATTTACTTTTACTGAAAATCTACGTGGAACTTTTTGAACTTCTAAAATATATGGAACGGTTTTTGAATAATTACTTAAATCACCAGTATTACTTTCAATATTTGGTTGTTCTACAAATATACTTTCTTGTGCCAAATAAGGAACTTCATACCACTTTGTTCCATCCTCTTCTTCAACGGAAACTATTGATATAATATCCGTATCTGTAATTGTTTTGCTTGGATAATCTATATCAGTATCAAATTGTATAGAAGTTGTTTTTTGAGTTGCAGATATTGCTTTTACTTTTTTAGTAATTAAATATTTTGTAGGTTGCCCATCACCATCTCTTTCTAAAACATCAATTTCTCTATCCGTTGTATTTGCGAAATCTACAATATCGGTAGTTCTAAATACAATTGTAGAGTCGGTTGATGATTCTACTTCCATACCTTCTTTTATTTTAAGATAATAAGATTCATCAGGAGCATTGGTGTTACCACTACCACTAAATGGAACAACTTGATAAACATTTAATGTGGTCACTGCAGGTGTTGTAACTTTTGGTTTATATCCCATTGATTGTGCCAATGCTATCACATTTTTTCTTTCCGTTGCATATGATAACATTGATTCTTTTAATTGAATGTCTTGATAAAATGAAAGCATATCACCAACTGCGGCCGCTTGTTCTACAAAAACCATACCAGGAGATGATTCATTAAAATCCGAATATGTGTTTGGGAAGTATGTTTTAGTAAACTCTACTAAATTTTGTTTTAATGTTGCAAAATCTTTACCCACATAGGATATTCCCTTTTTATCATTTCCCCAATTTTTATCTAAAGGTCTAAGTGCCATTTTTATTAATTATTTACAGTTATTTGAACCGATTCTCCTAAGTTTGGATTTGAAACCAAAGAAAATTTTATTTCTAAATTTATTTTATTGTTATCAATATCTTTATCATCATAATCAAATATGATTTCATCTATGTTTAAATATGGTAACCATTCTGTAACTGCATCTAATATTGATGTTTCAATTTTATTTTCAATCAATTCATTATCCAACTGCTCAAATAATACTTTCCAAATATCACACCCAAAAGTTGGATTTAAAATTCTTTCTCCTTTTCTTGTTAATATTAAATTTTTTAAATTATCTTTAGCTTGAGTAAGAGTTGTATAATTAACAGAAAATATACCACCTTTATCAGAACGTTTATTTATTCCGATACCAAGTATTTTATAATTATTTTCCGTTAAATCGGTAACATTAACTTTACCAAGCTCTATTGCCATTATTTAAATCTTTTAACTAATTCACTATAATCTCTTGTCAATGCTTTTATTGTAGCATCTTGCAATCCATCACCAGTTGATTGAAAGTTTGGTGTATTTTGTGGAATATCATGTATCATTCTGTAATCCATTGTTTCCCAATCTTCTTCAACACTTTTTTGTGGTTGTAACATATCCAATACACTACTAACGGCGTGTGCACCTTCCTTTCTTTGTTCTGCAGTAAATGGTTGTGTCATATTTAATACCTCATTTAACATTGGATTTTTTGTATATTCCTTTGTTTGTTGAGGTCTTTGTTGTTGAATAGTTTGTTGCTTTCTAGCAGGTACAGATTCAACTTCTGTCATCTCTCTCAATGATGGAGTGGATGGTTTCTTTTGTGAGTTCAATGTAACCGCACCAGATTTGATAAGCTTAGTTAATTCTTCTTTAACCTGTTGCTTAACTTCGTTTTTAACAACTTCTTTGATTAAAGTTAGTAAAATTTCTGATTTCATAATAATTGTTTGTATATGTTTTAGTAATAAATATTTGATTTAATAATTATCCAATAACTCTATATCCTGTCCAATTTAATATTGCCGGTGCAGGGGGTGCCGGTGGTGGATATTGAGCCATAACAGACATATTTCCACTAACTCCCATCAAATGAAACTTTGCAATGTTAACAAATGGGTCTAATAATATGTTTGTTGGATATGAAAATACAAATGTAGGTGGAATAAACCATATATTTGGTATTTGTGGAATTTTATCTTTTATCATATCATATGCCATCGCTTTCAATTCCTCTTTTGTTGGAATTTTATCTTTTATCATTTGTTTTAATTCCTGTTTTGTTGGAATCTTTGGTATTGCAATACCAGGTAATTCTATTTCAGGTATTAAACCATCTATTGTATCCCTAACATACTTTTTAATTTGTTCTTTTGTTGGTTTTGGATTTGGTATATTATCCGCCAAAGCAACTGCCGATTCTATTGCAGCATATATTGGAGTAAGTATTGTTTCTTCTATTGGTTTTATAATACTTTCTTCTATAACTTTAATAGCTTCTTCAATTAATTTATCTTCTGCTTTTTTTATTATCTCACTTCTTTTTGGTAATTCTGGAAATGGAAATTTTATAGCTTTTTTTATCTGTGCACCTATTGATGGTTTTTTCTTTTTGGCTTCTTCGTATTTTTTATATACATCAACTGCCTGTTTTATTACTGGATGGTTTTTTATTCTATCATCAACTTTTTCCTTTTTTATTATTTTAAGAATCGTTTCATAAATTTTAACATCACCAATTGGTGGAATATTTACAGTTTTTTCTTTTAATTCTTCAACTACTTTTTTCAATGCTTCTTTTAAAGCTTTAATAGCAGCTGCGGATAATGATAATGATATTGGATTTGGACCAATATTTTGTATTGTACCGGGTGCCGGCGGTGTGGTTGGCCAACCTCCTGGTTTTAATAGTGGATTTGGAATCGGTGCCATCTCTGCACCCAACCAATAAGCATCAAATGCTGCTGGATATATTTCTGCTAAAAAATTATAATTTTCTCCCCCACTATCCTGTCCTTTTTTTAAAGCTCTTTTAATAACATCGGCCATACCTGTTACATTACCATTCATAACAGGTACACCATAAATCATATCACCACCTCTTTTTATACAAGCATCATATTCTTTTGCAATAAATTCAGACATTCCATCCAAATCTTTTGCGTATTGGAGTGTAATTAAAGATTTAAGCACATTTACTTTGTATAAAGTCCAAGACATTTTATTATTTACTTAAATAGTTTCTAGCGGAAAGTATAACTTTAAGTTTTCCTTTTATTGATTTAAATGCAGCCACATTTACTGGAGTTCCGGATGGACCTACTCCTGTTGGAACTTGTATTTTTACAATTTCATCTAATATATCTCCTAATATTTTTATTAGTTCACCACCCATTACCATCTTTTGATATTCTTCACCTGCTTGGCTTTTTGTTGGTTTAACTCCACCCAACCATATGTTTCCTGTCCCATCCGTTCCTAAAACAATGTTTCTATTTGTTTGTAAAACTATATTGCTATTACTTTGAATATGTGTATCTCCAATTGAATCGACTGTAAATCTACCATCTGTTATTATACCAGTATTTCCTTTACCAAAGATTATAAATTCACTAGCTTTTGCAGATAATACTATTCTATCGGAATTTACAAATAATTGGTCACCTTTTAATTTATCGGATGATGGAAAATCTTTAAAAGCTACTTTTTGTTTTTTTGTAGTTTCTTTGAAAGGTATTTTTACTTTACCAGAAACAATATAAATAGATGTTCCATCCTTATTAATATCTTCATTTATTAGAGTTCCTATTGGTTTTGAATCTAATTCAGGATTTTGTTTATTACGAATGTAAATACCAGGTGATGGTGTTTTATCATCTTGTGTTAAAAAAAATTCGGAAAATCTAATTGTGTTTCCCGCTCTTCCACTTATTATGGTATCTCCATTTTTTGGATTTAAGAATTTGATTTTTTCATTAACAACATATCCTCCAGTATTTTCTTTATCTTTTTTTGCGTTTGGATTATTTGAACCGCCCGTTTCTTTTGTTTCTCTTAAATCCTTTCCACCATTTGAATTGATGGAATTATTTATAGGTTCAGCTGCTACTTTTAGTCTTGCTTTTTCTCTATAATTTGGATATGGGGTGGATGAATATGGCAAATAATAAGTTTCACCATCTATTTTTAAAATTATAACCGTTTCACCCTTAATTGGAAATGTAAAATTATTTTTATCAAATGGATACGCAATATCTTCTTGAATTATTTCATTTTCGTAAGCATACGTTATTGCACCATAGGTGTGGATATCATCTGCTACAAAATCTTTATTATCATTATATACTGGTGTATTTCCTTTAACTCTTTCGTAAAAAGGTGTGTTGGTTGGAAATACACTTACAACTCTTGCAAAAAATGATTCCATTACTTTACTTTTGTTTTTATTTCTTCAATTTCAATTTCAATATCTGTTAACCTTTCTTTGTTTTTTGCATCAACTTCATCAACAACTTCTTCTAATTCAGTAAGTAATTGATTTTTTTCATGTTCACTTAACCAACCATCTTCACCAATACCTTTAGCTTCTGCTGCTGCTAATCTTTGAGCAATTGTTGCCATCTTAATTAGATGTTCATCGTTTTTAACCGATACTTCAATAAGGTCTTTAATGATTGGAGCAATAACCGTTGCTTCACCAACATTTTTAATTAATTTACGAAGCGATTCAATCAATTCGGAAATATTTTTCTTTTTGTTTTGTTGGTTTTCGTATATATCTTTAAACAATGATGATAAATTCTTACCATCAAATAGTTGAAATTCAGCACTCATATAATTCGTTCTTTACTATATAATTATAAAGTTCTTCAGTTATTAGTTTGTATCCTTCTATATTTGGATGTTGTGCAACTTTAATTGGGTTTGGTATTTTGACTTCCCAAACTGGATTATTTTTATAATTTTTCATCATCCACGATTCTATGGATTTCTCTGCAAATCCCCAATATTTTTTTTTATTTATTAAATGTGTAACATCATTTTTTTTATCTAAATCCTGCACCATTAAGTCAAACCCATCACACATTAGATAATTTATTTTGTATTCATCTAACATTTTCTGTAAAAATATAATATAATTTTGATTTACAATATTATAATAATTCTGATTAAACAATTCTAATAAAAAAAATTTTTTGTAATCCGATAAAAAAGAATTAAATTTATCATTACCAAATTGATATGATTCTGTAAATTTATGTGGTAATATTGATAATTCTAATTGTCCCCAACTTATCCATTCTCCCTTTGGCAAAAAAGGAACGTAATCTCTTAATGTAGAACTCCACATAATAACAACAAAATCATTTTTTTTAATTTTATCGTTTCTTAAATCATTTATTACATCATTAAAAATTAAATTATTGGCTCTACCACTCCAGCCATTATTTACTGGTTCTAAACCTAATTTTTTTGAAAGATGATTTACCCAACTATGTTGATTTCTATACAATTGTAATTGCTGTCTATCTTTTATTTGTGATTCTACATTCCAATTTGCTCCTTCACCCTCCGTCCAACTATCTCCGTATGCATGTAATTTCATTATTTACTAATTAAAAAATTTCCTAATATTAAGTAATCCATATCACAATTAAGGAATGTCCAAATTGCTTTTTCTGGATCATTTGTCATTGTATGGTCTTTTAAGTTAAATGATGTATTCAATAGAATGGGTGTTCCTGTTAGTTTTTCGAACTCTTTTAATAAATCATAATAAAGTTGATTATCTTCTCTTTTTACTGTCTGTATTCTTGCTGAATTATCCACATGAGTCACAGATGGAATTGGTGTTTCCGAAATAACTTGTACGACTTGATTCATATATGGAACATCTTCTTCCGATTTGAAATATTTTTGAATAGAACGATTACCCAATGCTCTTGCCCCAAATTCAGTTCTACCTTGAAACCACCCAACTATATTACCTTCATTAATTAACTTTGCAACAATTTCACACAATCTATTATTATCACCTATGAATTGTGTTCTTAATCCTTTACTATTTTTAATAATATCAAATAATTCATCATCGTTCCAATTATTTCCCAAATATGGAGATTGATTATCTCCACCCTTTACTTTTGGATTACCTAATGTTTGATGCCAATGCCACAAACACGCACCAATCGCAGAACCGGCATCCGATGGTGCAAATGGAATCCAAACATTTTTAACATTTGTATGTTTTTTGATTTTACCATTTGCCGTTCCATTATATGCACACCCACCACCTAACACCAAATTCTCACTTGACCAATTTGAGTTAATTCTATTTATAATAAAATAAAGTGTTCTTTCATACCATTGTTGTAAAGAAGCTGCCAAATCTTTATGATGCTGTTCTATTGGTTCATCTTTAAAACGTGGTGGGAATCCTATAAGTTTTATCAATTTATAATTAAACATATCATTATCCGATGTTTGGTATGTAAAATATTTTTGATTTATATTTACCAAATCACCCAACCAATTATGGTGCTCTATTTTATCAAAAACAAACTCATATTTTGAACCATTACCATATGGTGCCAATCCCATTACTTTGTATTCACCCTCATTTGGTTTAAATCCTAAATAAGCAGTAAATGCCGAATAAACCAATCCCAATGAATTTGGAAATTGTAAAGATTCTATTGTTTGAAATTTATTATCCTTTATATAAGATGCAACCATTGTTTCACTTTCACCAACACCATCAACGGATAAACCCATAGCATCATTAAATGGTGATGTATAGTATGAGAATGCTAAATGTGATAAATGATGTTTTGTATATGTTATAGTTCCATCATAACCAATAGATTTTAATATTTTTTTTAAATTACCTTCGGTTTGATGCCATCTTTTATTAAATTCTCTCCATTTTTTTGTATATCTTAAACCACCAAATTGTCCAATGGTTTTTTTAACTCTTTCATATTTCAGTTTTGGTTTCTCATACCAACAAACCATATCAACTTCATCAATTGTAATTTGTGCATACTTTAAAACCCATTGAATTGCCTTAAATGGAAAAGAACTATCATGCTTTATGCCGGATAGTTTCTCTTCTTCAATTGCGCAAATTACTTTACCATCAATAACCAATGCATAAAGTGATTTTTTATTGAAATTTTCTATATAATTTGCTCTACGGAATAATTCTAAAACAGAATCTGCTATTTGCATATCTCGTTTCTTTGGAAAATAGTTTTCTAAATGTTTATCCCAATATTCTAACATTCTAAGATTAAAAGTTCTGTGTTCATCATTACGAACTTCTTCTCTAAAATTATTTTCAGTATCAAACGATTCAGGCAAAGCAGACATTACATCTGTATCTTTGTATCTCTTATAGTTTGCGTTATTATTTAAGATAAGATAGTTTCTTGCAACAATTGTAAAGTATGAGAATGCTTTACCTTTACCATTTTTATACATATGAATTTTCTCAATCATAAATGCTACCACTTCGGCCATTACATCCTGTGGGTCATCATCAAAATATGTGAATTTCCATTTATTATAAACTATCTCTGCCAATTTCTTAAAAGCAGAATCAATTCGTTCTCTATAAAGTTTATCTTTTATAAATTGGTCTGTTGTAAGATTATATTCGATTATAGCATCCTCAGTATCTTTTGTAAAATATTGTCTATTGGGTCCTCTTTTTTTTCTTGGCATAGTTATTTGAATTTTTTGAATCTTTCAATGGTTTCTTTTATTTGATAAAATATAGAACCTACATCATCATCCTTCTCAAACATTTCACGACTAT